TCAGATCTTAACGCAGCCCTAGCCTCCTGGGTTAATTTGTCATTTTCCAGTGTTGCCGCCAACCTCTCGCTTCGCTGCGCCGATTCTTCGGTGTATTTCGCCTGCGCTATGGCCCGCTCTTCCGCCTCGCGAATTTGTATTTGTGCTAATTGCTGCTGATAAAAACTTGCATCCGCTCCCAGCTCGTTGCTGCGGTAAATTTCGGCAACTTGACGGCGCAACGCTAACTCTTGCTCTAGTGATCGCGTGATAGATTGAGCGCTAGCAATCTCTCTTTCGCCATTATCAACAGGTGCAACCTTCCCAGTTTTGGGGGCTACACTTGTACCCTCGACAAGACCGACACCGCCGCTAGATTGCTCTCGCAGCATTTTTCGTTCTTCAATTTCTTTTAGCCTTGCCTTGCTTGCCGCCTCTGCGGTTGACAAAATAGCTTCACGCTCATCAAAAACGCTTTGCAATGAGTCTTTTCGCGTTTGCTCTATTGCTGATATTTCGTCACGCGCCTGCTGGCCCAACTGCTTAATGTTGTCAGCACTGAAAGGCGTTAGTAAAAATTGCAGCCCCGTTTTTGCGGCTGCATTAATTTTCTCAAAGGTCGATACAAGCTCAATTGTTAAAACTTGTATCAAGGATCTAACATTGGGGATGATATCTCTAAACGCTGTGCCGATAAGGCCCGCAGCCTCAACGCCGATATCTTTCGCTAACAAAATCTCAGATGAAAAGTCACCAACTGAATTTGTGGTTGCGTTGATCGCAAGCTTTGATGCGTTAAACGCACGCAAAAGCCCAGTGATAAAATCAGGCGATGCGATGTAATTTGTCAAATCAACTATTGCACCAGCAAAGGAAGCGCTAGCGCCTGTGGCGTCGTTAATCTGGCCTATAAAACTGGTTAAGTTGTTATCTGCAACTGTAAACGCCTGAGCAAGAGTAACCTGCGTTTTGTCTGCGGCCCTTTGTGCCTCCTCCGAATAATTTTGCAGGGATTTTACAATTAGTTCAGCTGTAATTTGCCCATCTTCGGCAAGCTTTCTCAGCTCCGCCCGGGTAAGGCCGGTCTCCAATTGTATGGCTCGCAATATCCCAGGCGCACCTTCTGCAACACTGTTAAATTCGTCGCCGCGAAGCGCGCCAGACTCCAGCGCCTGTCCTAACTGGCGAATTGCGCCAGCCGTCTCACTCGCGCCCTTGCCAGACTCCAGAAACAGATTGTTGATTGTTTTTGTGACGTCAACCAGCTCGCCTTGCGATACCCCGAGATCTTTTGTTGATACGGTTAATGATGTGTAAAGCTCAACTGTCGGCTCAATACCGGCGCGGGTCTGGTTAGCAACGTCAAGCAATTGCTGTGTTGCTGCGGCGAGATCTTCGGTGCTGTTTACGGTTCTTGTTAGCTGGTTTTGTACGCGGGTAAATGCATCAGCGAACTGAGCTACCTTTTGAGTAGATATTACGGCGGCTATTGCTGCGGCTAATTTATTAACAGAAAATTGTGACTTTTCGGCCCCTTCTCCAATGCCTCGCACCGACTGATTTAACTCATCAGCGTTTCGTTTCGCGCCCTTAGAGTCAAGTATAATTCTGATGCGCTTATCGGTCATTTTGCTTGGCTCCGCTTAATTTTCTCAAGCTGAATTGCCGCGTATTCATCATCAAGTTTTTGCAGGATGTGCACGGCAATGTCAGTATCAAGCGCAACCGTTGCGCATTGGCGCTCTAATTCTACCGCTGTTACTCGGGATTCGCCATTGGTATCACGCCGCGCTCTATAAAAAGCGTGCAACAAATCGACCTGAATTTCGGTCAAATCAGGCTTCATCGCGTAGTATTCATCGAGGGTATTGTCTGCTGCAAACAGAGGAAATGCGCTATCCATTTCCTCATAGTCCCACCTCAGTTTTTTTTTAAGTTGTCGATGTCCTCTTCGGCGGAATCGAACAGATAATTTTCAAAATTGCTCATAAACTCGAACAATTCTAAATTCAGGGAGAGGAAATATTCAGGGTTTAAAAAAATCATTCTTGCGTTTGCTTTGCTGTACGGGATTGGCTCGCTTTTTTCATCTTCGCGAACATTTTCCCAGCCGCAAACGCCGTGCTCTACCAGATAGTGAGCGAGTAAAATGCTATCGTCCTGCGAGGTCCATTTGTGCAGCGGCCCGAAAAGCTGATCGCGCAATTCTTTCATTGCGCGCTTGGCTTCTGGCGTACCGTTTCTGCGACAAAAAATAGTGGTATCGCCGCTATACCACGGCGACCCATTCTGCTGCTTGTCCTCGTCCTCGCGATATCTGTTGAGCATTAGTTCGCTACCGCCCAGTTAGTGAAAATCATAATGGTTGATGTGGTGGCAGCATGGCCTTCCGACGCAAAGCTTATCTCATGGTTTGCAACGTCATTTGCACCGTTCGCCTGGTCGTGCTCGGTGATTGCGTTTTGCATCATGACGATAAAAGTTTGATCTGTGCTGCTTGGGTGACTAATTAAAACGCCCATCGACTTGCGAATGCCCTGCTCGTAATAATCACGCCACAGAACCGGGCTTGTAAGTTTTGCGCGCATGGATGCTGAGCCACTAACAGCAAACTGGCCTCTCGCGTATTGACGAGCACACGCTGCCGCATCATCGCCAGAGTATGCATTGTCAACATTGATAGACATGCTTTTTTGTATGCAAGTCGCCAATGCGCCATCAACATACCAGTTGGTCACATCCTGCGCTGATGACACTGATCGGTCAACCAATCGGGCGCTGTAAGTCTGCCCGGCCACTGCGGTAGTTTGCGGCAATTTGCGCTCGCCCACAGTGGTAAAGTCAAATCGAGTAATTCCAGTCTCACCAATTTCAATCGCTGCGGTATTAATCACGTTATCAAAATAGGTGTAGTGTAGCGGCGTGGTGCTGGTAGCGACCATTTCTTGTATTGTAAAATAGGTCGGCAATAGGCCATTTCGGCATTTGTTGCTAACTAGCGTAACACTCGCGCCAGCCGCCTCTGTTGCCGCAGGTGCAATAGTGGTTACAATTTTATTCGCAGCCGCTTTTGATGAGACGATATAAAAGCGGTTAATCGTTGCGCCTACAAAACCGGACACCCAAAACGCATCACCAACAGATAACGCGGCATATGCAGCGGCTGGAACCGTAAAGCCGTCAACAAGTGCCGCGTAGGTGCTCGCTGTGTTTGTGTAATTCACAAAATCATTGTGTATTGCAGCGCTCAACAAATAAATCGACTGTTTGCTGAGTGAGCTTGACAGCTCCATCGTGTACTCGGTCGATTCTTGGATATTTTCTACACCTTGGTTGTCGGTGTTTACTGTGTCATCTTGCGTGTAAGCTACAGCGGTCTTAGGTTTTCCGGTGGTGCGGCGCACAGGGCGAAACACTGGGCTTACGTTTATTAAGCCGTATGCAGTTTGCGGCGAAATACCGACGGAAAAATCCTTACCGGTTAAGTTACGATCTGCAACTGTGCTGCTCATACCACTACCCCTTCATAAGTAAAAATAATTTTGACATTAACGCCAAACCATGGCGATGTTTCAGGCTCGGCGTTTGGCGAAACTGTTACTTGCTCGACATTTAAATCGCCCAACTGCTCGTTAGTAAAAAGGCCTTTGATAATCTCTCCGGTAACTATTCCGGCGCGCCCGGTGCCCTTTGGATAAAAAACTTCTATGGTAAATTGTGCGCGGTTTGTTTCGTAAGCTGTGCTGGCGTCCTGGTCGATTATACCCAAATTAAATACGCTTGTCCTTAGCCATGGCGCGTTATTCGGCGTGCTGAACCGTGCACCAATCCAACTAACATTTGCAAGCGGGATTGACGCGATAGGCATTGCCAACTTCAGCCTGTTTTCCAGAGCTTCCGCCGCTTCTGCCAAGCTGTTATCAGTTGCCGCCACGGGATACTTCCTCTGTGATTATTTTGTCGATAAACCCGCTTGGGGCTTGCTCTGACCAACCTTCATTTAATCTGACCGCGTACGGAAAATTTAAATTGAGGTAAATTGTTTCGTAATCATTTGCGCCGCTGATTGTCATCACGCCTTGATTGATTGCGGCCTGCTCTGCCTCGCCTTTTGAAACACCGTCAGCTATATCAATTTCAGAATTGTCCGGTGATCCTACGCTAGCCAATACATTTCTTTTTGCGCCTCCATCGCGAAAGGGCATGGCCATAACAATCCGGCGATCAATATCAAGCGCCAGGGTGCGAAGCTCATCACCGACAAATTCAGCAATCTCGCTGCTTATATCAAGATCAATCATGCTCGCCTCACGTGCAAAACAATGGTCGCTTTTGCCGGATCAGTTTCGACATTGACAACATTACACGTAATCCCATCGTGTAATGTTTTTGTGTTGTCCGCGCTCGGCACCCAGGATAATTTTTGATATTCGCCAATCAACATATAGTCGCCGACTTTTACCAGCGAACCATCAATTGAGCGCTCGGAAAACTCAAGGCGAATCATTGGGATGGTTTGCGCTTGCGTTGTTTCGGTTTGCGTATCTGGATCAAACCCGGTGCCGCGAGTAATCACGCAATCACCTGCGAAAGCCGCAAACTCATCACCGATAAGCTCGGCGGCAAGGTCGATAAATTCTTCGGGTAGAGTAGCCATTATAAGCGGTACGCCACACCCAGCCCGCCACTATTTGACAGGTAAGGCTTTAATAAATTGGTTAAATTTTTCGGCAAAATCCGCGAATAAATCTGCGCACTGCCGGATTTGTATTTTACAGATTTTGACATCGGGCCAAGTGATTTTGACTCGCTCTCAATTGTGCCCGCTGTGCTAATCGCTGTAGTGTCAACAAGCAAAGATTTGTGCAAATGCAAATGGGCGGCTAGAGCGTTCGCCTGCTTGATTGCATCGGGCAGGCCGACATCAACGCGCGGAAATTGCAGCGCCTGAGTAGCGGTTAGTTGCTCGCCTTTAAACGTGTGCTCACCGTCCAACCAGTCTTTTGCAGCAATAACCAGCGCCGCTTCTTTGTCCGCCGTATTGTGGCCGTGCGGCAACCCGCGCTCAGTCAAATACGCGTCGAGATACGCAACGTCACAATAACATTGCGCATCTGCAAGGCCGGTTCCGTTTTCGACTACGATAGCCATAATCAATCCAAAATTTTGCGAGTAATGTTTACGGTAAAAGGCACCGCTGAACTCGTAAACGTGAAAGATCCGATTGAATTATCCTTCATGGTTTTTTTAGCCCCGCCGATTGGGAAATTGCCATCAGCAATCGCAAGCGGTACGCTGGTAGGGAATGGGCCGGTTGCTGTAGCGGTTACAGCAGCAGTATTGCCAACAACCTCAACATCAAAATTGGCCTGCTCGTAAACCAAGCCATTTTCAGAGGGTCCGCCCATTGCTCTTAGATCAACAACAAGCGGGCTTGATGCCGCAACGTAGCTTTTAAAGTGAGATATGACGCGCATAATTACCCCAAAAAAAATAGGCGGCAATTACGCCGCCATTTTATTAGCCGTTAGTGATAATTTGCGCGATACGAACATTTTTACGCTCGTAGACGCGATTCCAGTTTGCCGCAAGGGCCAAGTTCGCATTGCTTGGTGACGCGCCTGTAACGGTGTTGCTGGTAAACGCCACGCCACGCGGGTGCATAACAAAATGTGTGCGGGTTACCAAAATGTCATTACCAGCAAGAGCGTCACGATCAGTTTCGCTAGGGACCGGCGCTGCACCTTGGCCCATGCCGATAGCACCGCTACCGAAAAGGTATGTAGTGTATCGCGGGGCAGCATCGCCAGGAGCCGCACCAGCACGCGGAGCGAAGGGGCACTTATCGTCAATGACGATAGGTAATCCGCGATAACGCTCGATTTCCAAGCCACCCTCTGACTGCTTTACAAAGCTGATATTGTCGATTTTTTTCAAGTTGCTATAAACTGCGGAGTGCATCGCAACACCTGAAATGCGACCAAGAGCATCACCGAACGTTGCCTGAGCATCAATAAAAACATCACCGCTCAACTTGGTTGCCGCTGATATGTTACTGTTCAGCGCACCAGCGACGTTTACAGTCATGTCGCCCGCATCGTTAGCAACGTTGTCAGCAAAAACGCCGGTCAATGATGCGATCATGATGGCCTGCATACGGCGCGCCCAATATTCCGCAACAAGATCACCAATTGCGCGCATTGGGTCAGATCCAGACAGCGCCTTCGCCAGATCATTAACAGCCCATGCCTTGCCGCGAGTGTGCAGCGCCGCCACGTCTTGAGACGCTGTGATGATAGCAGGAGTCAAAGGAGCGGTATCAGAAAGTACCTCATCATCGCCGGTAAGGTCATTCCAGAACGGCATATTGATAAGCTTTCCACCTGCAGATGCGAGTCGATCGAGGTCCGCATCGTTTGAAATGATGCCACCCATGTACAGCTTTGCGAGCTCAGCGGTGCGCTGAATAACATATGGATTGAAAACGGTTGGAACTATTACGTTTGATAAAATTGTGGTTGCCATAATCAGGCCTCAGCTTGAGATTTTAAAGTTTGCGCCAGCGCGGGATTGGTCTGCAATATCCGCGCTTGCTCTGTTAAATTAAACGTGCTTTTACTCCACGGATTATTCAGAGCACCGCTCGACTTGCCTCCGTTATTACCATTTGCCAGCCCGCCAGTTGATACATTGGCTTGCCGTAAACGATCAAATGCCGGATCTTTTGCCAGCTCGGCAATTAATCCAGCTAAATCTAGAGACGTGGCACCGCCATTCTCATCAAGAAAAACCCTTTTTTCTGTCTCTGGATCGATAGAGATTCGATCCTCGATCATTTTTGCAAACAGCTTTAGGCTGTCATCAAAAACCTTAAGCTCTTTTGCTACTTCACTGATGATGCTTTTGCGCTCAGTAGAAATGTAGCGCTTATCTCGCGCCTCTATGCGCGCTTGAAACTCTTTTACAGTTTCGCCGTGTCTGCGCGTCAAGTCGGAAACTATTTCGTCTGTCTTGCCTTCTTTCTTTAGCTTCTCAAGAGCTGCAGCCTCAGCGGCCTCTTGTGCTAATTGGCTTTGGCTTTTGAATGCCTGCAGCTCACTATTAGCCTGCTTGTATTTGCTGTCCAGGTCATTTAGCGTGCCTTTCATAGCCCGCATTTTTCCTTCAGCAACCGGGATATAAACTTCACCGGCCTTTTCATAATCGCCCTTAACAAAATCAGGCAATTGGTCGAACTGCTCTTGCGTTAATTCTGCCACCGGCAAAACTCCTAAGTTGTGCAGGCACCGCCCGCGTTAATGTAATGTTATAACAATTACACTTGACTGGCAAGCGCCATAGAGCCTGCCTCATTGTC